AAGTCTTTAGATAGAAAAGATTATGATAAGTATCGATGTAAAGATGCACCGATTAACTCCGTTTGTAATGCGAGTTTATGTAAAACAAAAAAGTACGGTGTCGGTTTTGAAGAAGAGTCTTTACCGGAACTGAGAAATTTAACCAAGATGACTTCAACACCACCGGAATGGTTTTTAGAAGTCGACGGAAAAGTCATTAAATTAAAATCAGAAGAATTACATAGTCCTAATATGTTTGCTTTGTGTTGTCTTGATCAAGCTAATCTTGTGGTGCCGAATGTGGCACCACGTGATTGGCGACAGGTTATTCTCAAAGAACTATTAGAAAACTTACAAGAGATTAAACCTTTGGAATCTTTAAATCATGACAATAGAGCACAAGCAAGAACAAAAGAAGATATGTTGAATAAAATGTCGTGGACCGATGAAGGCCATAGTTATTTTCGATTAGAAGACTTCTATAATTTTGCAAGAAGAAACAATTGGGAATTAGATAAAACAAAAACAGGTAACTTATTAAAACAGGCAGGTTGTTTTGTGGAAGAAGTTAGAATGACTTTAAAGAATCAAACACCAAGGATTGTCAAGATTCAAGCAATGAAAAAAACAGAACCTAGTATCTCGGAGGTGAAATATGCACACGACCATTATTAGATGCATGGATTGTGGTAAGAAATATTCTCGAGCAATGATTATGACCATTGAAAATGTTTTACAACCAGGAAGAAAAACAAAAGCCCACGAATACTATTGTATTAAATGTTATAACAAGGAGCACTATGAAGACGATCATACTGGGACCACCGGGAACAGGTAAGACAACTACTTTACTAAACCTGGTGGATCAATTTATCCAACAAGGTGTTAGACCTAAAAAGATTGGATACTTTTCTTTTACCAAGAAAGCTGCAAACGAAGCAAAGCAAAGAGCTGTTGATAAATTTCATTTGGATGAAAAAGAAGATTTAGTTTTCTTTCGAACATTGCATTCTTTTGCCTTTCGTTTTTTGGGTGCAACCAAAGAAGTGATGATGAATCCTCGACACTATCGAGATTTTGGTGAGCGATGTGGTATTCCTATTAAAATAGCTGCTTATTCTGATGATGACGGTATCTTTAATTCGGATAATGAATACCTTAAAACCATTGAAAAAGCTAAAGTTAGAGGCATTTCTGTACTCGAACAATATGATTTAAACGAACATCTTTTAGATATTGAAAGAGATACTTTGTATTTAATTGATAAAGAATTAACTCGATACAAAAAAGAAAGAAACATGAAAGACTTCACTGATTTATTATTGGAGTTTATTGAGAAAGATATGTCTCCAGAATTTGATGTTCTCTTTATCGATGAAGCACAAGATTTGTCCAACCTCCAGTGGCAAATGGTTCGGACCATGTGGAAGAAGTCTAAAAAGACATACATCGCAGGCGATGATGATCAGGCTATCTTCCAATGGGCCGGAGCCGACATTGATCACTTCATTGCTTTAAAAGATGAAGTCGATGAAATCAAAGTCTTAGAACAATCATATCGTATTCCTGGTGGACCTATCCATGAGTTATCACAAAAAATAATTGCTAATGTTTCTAATCGTTATGACAAAGTTTATAAACCAAGAGAAGAGACAGGTGTCTTAAAGTATTATGAAGATGTGACTCAAGTAGATATGAATGAAGGGGAATGGTTAGTCCTATCGACGGCTCATTATTTTTTAGATGATGTGAAAGAATTATGTGAGTTGCAAGGTTGGTACTATTCTCACCGTGGCAAAAATTCTATTTCTTTAGATTTATTATTTGCTATTTCTAATTGGGAATCGTTTCGTAAAGGAACACTTTTAACTAATTTAGAAATAAAAAATATTTATTCTTATTTAGGAAATAATGTAACACCTGGTTATCGTGACGGTAAAACTTTACATTCAAATACGAAGTATTCTTTACAACAATGTCAAGAAGAACATGGACTGCTCACTGATCAAGTATGGTTTGAATCTTTTGAAAAATTAGATACAATCACCGAAAACTATATAAGAAATATGAGAGCAAAAGGCGAGAAGATAAATAAAAATCCTAGGATTTTATTATCAACCATTCATGGTGCGAAAGGCGGGGAAGCGGATCATGTCTTAGTATTACCTGATCTAACAAAGGCTGCATTAGATCAAAGTGATAAAAGTCCCGATGAGTTACATCGATTATTTTATGTAGCAACAACAAGAGCAAAGAAATCATTACACATTGTCAGCCCTAAAAATTACGAAAGGTCCTATAATTTATGATAATAAAATACCAAAAAGGAAAAATCAGAATTGCTTTTAAAAGTGATGTGATTGAGTTAACAAAAAATGAATATAAAAACTTTCGAGAAGAATGTCGAGAAGTGGATATGAAATTATGGATGGAAGAAATTCCGGGAATGATTAAACAACATCAACGAGATTCCAGGAGTTCTAAATGAAAAGAAATATTCAAGAAATTTTATTTACTCCTCCGGTTGAATGGACACCACCCGAAGAATTAAAAAATTTAACACAAGCCAAAGAGATTGCAATCGACTTCGAGACTCGTGATGAAGAGTTAACGACCCGTGGATCGGGGGTTATTCGTGGTACCGGTGAAGTAGTTGGTATTGCTGTGGCTGTGGAAGGTTGGCAAGGATACTTTCCAATTGCTCATGAAGGTAGTAGTAATATTGATAAGAAAGTTGTTTTAGATTGGTTTGAAAATGAAGTTTTAAAAACCCCAGCTACCAAGATATTTCATAATGCAATGTATGATGTTCCCTGGATACGCGCTATGGGTTTAGAAATGCATGGTCAAGTCGTTGATACTATGATTGCTGCATCTTTAGTGAATGAAAATAGACTTCGATATAATCTCAATACCTTAGCTAAAGAATATGTGGGTATTGGTAAAAATGAAAAATCATTATATGAAGCTGCTAAAGAATGGGGGCTAGATCCTAAAAAAGAAATGTGGCGATTACCTCCCATGTATGTCGGTGAATATGCCGAGCAAGATGCCGTCGCTACTTTGAAGTTATGGCAAGAAATGAAAAAACAATTAACAGCTGAGGACCTTTGGGAAATCTTTGAAACAGAAACAGCTTTATTTCCGTGTTTAGTTGATATGAAATTTAAAGGTGTAAGAGTTGATATTGAAAAAGCACATAAAATTAAAAAGGATTTAATCAAAGAAGAAAAAACTTATTTGAAAAAGATTAAAGATAAAACAGGATTGGATGTAGAAATTTGGGCCGCTAGTTCTATTGCGAAAGTCTTTGATAAATTAAAACTACCATATGATCGAACAGAAACCGGAGCTCCCAGCTTTACGAAAAACTTTTTATCACAGCATCCAAATGAGGTAGCGCAGTCAATTGCTCAAGCAAGAGAGATTAATAAAGCGCATACTACTTTTATTGATACGATTTTATCTCATGAACATAAAGGTCGTATTCATGCTGACATCAATCAAATACGATCCGATGACGGTGGAACGGTGACTGGACGATTTAGTTATTCTAATCCTAATCTTCAACAGATTCCGGCGAGAAACAAAAAGATTGGTCCGATGATTAGAAGTTTGTTTTTACCGGAAGAAGGATGTCAATGGGGTGCTTTCGATTACTCGCAACAAGAACCGCGGATCGTGGTTCACTACGCTTATCTGTCCGAATTAAAAGGTGTTAGTGATATTGTTGATGCTTATCGAAAAGGAGATGCAGATTTCCACCAAGCGGTGGCTGATATGGCGGACATTGATCGTAAGCAAGCCAAAACAATTAATCTAGGTTTAATGTATGGTATGGGAAAGAATAAATTAAAAGCAGAACTTGGACTTTTAGATGAGCAAGCAGAAAAACTAATTGCTCAGTATAAAGAGAGAGCACCTTTTGTGAATGATTTAATTCATGCTGTTTCCAAGAGAGCACAAGAGCGAGGACGTATTCGTACTATTGGTGGTCGTGCGTGTCATTTTGATTTATGGGAACCCGCAACCTTTGGTGTTCATAAACCTCTTCCACATACAGAAGCAAGATTAGAATATGGTCCTGGTATTAAAAGAGCCTTTACCTACAAAGCCTTAAATAAATTAATTCAAGGAAGTGCGGCTGACATGACCAAGATTGCTATGGTTAAATTATATAAAGAAGGAATTATTCCAATGATTCAAATTCATGATGAATTGGATGTATCGGTCGAAAGTCCAGAACAAGCAGAAAAGATTATTAACATCATGGAAAGTGCTGTTGAATTGGTTGTTCCAAACAAAGTAGACTATGAGAAGGGACCTAATTGGGGGGAGGCAAAATAATGAAGTGTTGGCATTGTGATACACAATTAATATGGAATGCTGATCATGACTTAGAAGACAATGATGACTACGTCATCGTGACACATTTAAATTGTCCTAATTGTGATGCATTTGTAGAAGTATATTTACCAAAGGAGAAAGAAAATGAACGATAAAATAAATCCTAACTATTACAAGGATAAGATCATCGAAACGATCGATGCAATCGAATCTCAATTAACTCGAGACGAGTTTATTGGATATTTAAAAGGCCAAATATGGAAATATTTAGCTCGGCATCGAGAAAAAAATGGACATGAGGATATAAAAAAGGCACAATGGTATTTAAACAAATTAGAAAAAATATTATCAGTTCATGGCGTATCTTAATGCAAACATTCCTGTCATTTATTGTCAAGTTCGTAAAGAGTATTTATATGACATGCGGGAAGGCTTTTACGAAACTGTTGATTGCGTTATCTTCGGGGTCACTTCTATTGCTGGACGTGCGATTCTTTTTAACATCATGCTACCGAACGGTGCGTGCTATTGGCGTTTGCCTATCTCGGCGTTTATTCAAAAAGGATTTGACCGGAAAACCGTGCCCGATATGCCTCTCGACGAATTGGAGTTGTGGAACTGTTTTAGTTATCACATTAGCGTGCATCAGTTTGATTTTTTAGGTTCTCAAAAAGGAAAGTATCTTGGGAAAAATAAAAAGTTTTATAAAGGACATTATCTATTTACCCTTGATTGGGCTAGCCCTGACGGTAACATTCTTGACTGTGACCATTCTGAAATTCCTCAAGAACATAAGTGTGCTCATATTCTCGAGCTTGATAATGGTAATTTCGCTGCTCAGCCTAATAATCGTATTTTGTGGAATGTTCCTAACTTCACAGTTAGTTCGGATTGGCCGGACTATAAAGTTCAAAATTCTTGGTGGAATGTGGAAAACACCGATTGGGTTACGGAAGATACGGATAATATGTTTTATGGCGTCGAAGACAAAGACAAAGAAAAAGACAAAAATATTTCCATAACTATTGAACCTTCTAAAGATGTTGCATCTGTGGCTTCAACAGTTAACAAATGGAGCAAAGAAGGATTACCAGACGGAACCTATAGATACCTAGAAGAAAAGGAGGATTTCTCATGAGAGAAGAATTATATCTGCGACAATTAAAAGTTTTATATCGTGTCGTCAAAAATGTTAGAAAGAAGTATCAAGGCGATACAAAAAACCAAGATGTCATTAATGACTTAAACCGAATCTCTTTAGAGATTCATACACTACAAGAAGATATAGAAAGAAATTATGAAAAAAGCACTGTACATCCGAACAGCGAAGACGGGAAGTAGTAGTATTGTCAATTGGTGTAAATCCTTCGGTCATGATATTCCTCATACCGAAGTTCGAAAACATTTAAACGACCCCGACAATCAAAATAAAATTCAAAAACACTTTCGTGATGAAAGTTTTTTGTTTTATTCGATACGCAATCCATATGAGCGAGCGTTATCTTGTTGGCGTCAAGCTTTACAATCCTGTTGGATTGGTGAACGCATGTCCTTTGAACAATTCTTAGAATTAGATTTTCATCAAACAATGCCGCATACTCATGCACTGACTCATGTCATTCCGATGACGGAATACCTGGCGGATGTTTTAGACAAAGTTAATTATGTTGTTCGATTAGAAAATTTTGAACAATGTATGAAACGCGTGAGTGAAGAATTAGAAACACCTTATCACTATCCAGGACATCACTATAAAGGAAACTATACCCGGGTAAATAAAGACCAAGCACTTAACGCAGCGAATAAAAAG